AAACAATCTTCAAGATCAACGTTGCAATTAGTACAGCTATTCAGTTTTTCTTGATCTAATAATATGTGAACGTCAAGATCTGACAAGCTTGTCCAATTGTAATTGGCATTGCTACCTGTTAGGACATAATCTGATACAACTCCACCGTCCAAGTTAAGAGATTCCGCAAACTGTTGTGCAATCGTAAATAAACGTTCTTTTACTAAAGGATCAAGTTGATATTGATCGTTTACTAATTTCCAGATCTTGGGATTTAATTCTTGATGATATGCAAGCTTTGGATCAAAATCTTCTAAAAATTGTTTGAACTTCATACTTATCTCTTAAGATTGATGGGGAACGTTAACGTTACTGTTAATTGAGACAGTAAAGAATCACAGTCAATGGTTTTTCCACGCTTGATCAGTGACATAGCGATCTCACCGTTATACTGTGAATCAGTTACTTCAACCTTAATAGCTTCAGCTATATTAGTTCCACCGTAAACTAAATCAGATTGAGCTAGTTCAAACTCGGCTTTGTCATGCTTGTTATCAGACAAAAAGCGGTCAAAGTAAAGTGTAACTTCAGCTTGGGTTGAGCTAATAACTTTTGATTCAATCTTATAATCATTCTTGAACGCTTGTGAATATTCTTTTTTAAACCACTTAATTAGTTTATTCACCATCTTATTAATAGCTGGATTTGTATCTTCTATGATGTACTCTTTAAAGCTCATATAATCCTTTATTTTAAAATGCTATCAAGTTTGTTAAAGAAATTAGCAGTTTTAGAGTGTAAATTGTTAGGTAGATCTGTTAACTTAAATCCTTTGATCCCACTAATCTCATCAGATGTTTTAATACCTGAAGTTCCTGTTAATTTCAAAGAAAAATAAGTAGCATCACCGATCTGAGTGATCTTCTTTAGATCTCCGATAGAAGCTTTATATTTTACTTCTTCTTCAAGCTCCCTGACAGCAGCTTCTTTAGCAGACTCTCCTTCATCTATACCCCCTCCGAAAAAATTCCAGAGATTTGGATTGTTAACAGTAGGTGCCCGCTTTCCGAGAATTAACTTATCTTCAGTATAAAGGATCACCCAAGCAGTCATCTTTGATGTATTAGGTTTATTTTTCTTTTCAAATAGATCAGCTAGTTTCATTAACTTTTTCTCCAGCAATGGTGTCTCCAATATTGTTTTGATCTTGCGTACCAAAGATCTGTTTCAATAAAGAATTTCTATCAGCAATAATTACGTTATTATTTACAGTTTTCGGTGAAATGTCTTTTGACATCCGAACCTTTTGACGTTTAAACTTTGCGTCAACTCTAGAATTCACTGCGTTCAATGCAATGTTCAAGTACTGTGCTGCAACTTCAGCATTTCTAGCGGCAAACTTTGGATCAACTTCTTCAGCCATCCTAGAACTTTTTTCAAACGCAATGATCGCGTTGCTATGAATTGTTTCAAGTTGTCCATCAATATGAAGATCTTCTAAACGTTCTTCTATTTCAAGCTCGTCTATAGTAGCATCAACTTTACGTTCTACTACTTCACCAGAAGTAGGATCAAGCAATTGACTTGATCTTTCGTTAGTAGGTAGCCCTGTACCACCGTGAATGTCATGAAACACAGGGGTACTACCAGGTTCAATGTCAAAGATACCTTCAAGTGGATGTGGTTTAGTACTCATCTTTTATCCCTTAAAACTAACGAAATAAATCTTTCTCTGTTACAACACGGAATTTGATACTATGAGCTGCACAAAATGCTTTTGCAGCAGTCCACTTTGCATGATTTATCACTAATTGAACTTTATCATAAGTTGAGATCTTTTTACCCGGTACTGTCTGCTTATAAGGTTTGATCTCAATCACTTCAGTTATCACAATTCCATTTCGATCTTTGTACTTAATGATAAAATCAGGGATATAATTACATGTCTTGTTCTTAATTGGATTAAAGTAAGGTACCCTAAATTCTTCAGAACCCCACTGTATAATGTTTGGATTCTTGTCACAAAAATCCATGAATCGAAGTTCCCAAGAGCTCAAGAATCTAATTTTAGTTGGATCACCCAAATACTTTTCAGTATTGATAGGTTTATACAAACCCTTAGCCATTATTTAACCCCTGGTTTTTTCGTATAAGTATTTAAATTGTAATCATTCGGTGAGATCGGCATGTAAGGTATAGGTTGCTGAATATACATTGGGTACGAGTACATGTTAGCACCGCCTGCAAAGTTCATGTTGGCCCCACTAGTAATTGAACGAAGAGTATCTTGAATCCCTTGTCCGATCATATCAATCCCACTTCCATATTGACGATAATATGGCTGAGTACCTTGCAATGCAGATGGAATACTATTCATCATTCCCATCCCTTGTTGTAGATTTTGGTACGTTTGATTCATTTGGTTTATTCGATTTGGGTGACCTTGAACTCCACCCCCATCGACGCTGTACTGTGGATCTAAGCTACTATTTGCACCAAAAGTATCTCCACCGTTAACAATGCTTCCTGCCCCACCTCTTAAAAGATCTAAGTTCCCCCAAGAGTGAATAGTTGAACCATATACTGTTAAACACTCAATTGCATCATATGAAAACGTTAATAGAGCAGTACTACCTGTAGTACTATCTTCCATGCTCAATTCATCAAAGTCAAACTGTTCTATTCTAGGATTAATGAACACATAACGGTTAGAAGTAGTACCGTTAGCAAAGACCTGTTCAACAATGATTCGTTGTCCACCCTTTTCAGTATAAGCATTTGAATAAGGTCTTGATGATGTAGCTTCACCGAAACCTTGATCAATCCCATAGTTTCCGCTACCTGTCCCTGAACGCTGACTTAAATAGTTCACGAAAAAGTCATGTACACTGTTTCCGATCTCATCAAGAAACGTGATTGTTAAAGGTTCAAATGTTACACTTGTCAGAACTCTAGTTCTGAAGTTGTAATAGTTCACGTCTTGATGGTTGAAACGAACCTTTGGTTTATCACAACGATGTACATAATAATAGTAATCTTGCCCAGCAAAACCGTAAAATCCAACCTTGAACAAGAACTTAAATTTAGGTTGATGAAAATTTAAGTCATCAGCATAATGAACGCTTTCCCAAGATCCGCTCGTTCCAAATCGCATTGAGCTCAAAGGTCCTAGTAGCTTATCAACACTTGAAAGACCTGGGATCGGGATGTTACTAAGTCCCGGTACTGCGCTAACACCTGGGATCCCACCTAACGTTCTTGGAATCTGTCCAGCCATGTTATAAATGTCAGAAGGAGACATGTTTTGAACGTTAAACTGATCGATCGCTGAATTAAGAGATCTTAGATCTTCAGAATTACCGAAATTATTGTTTAACACAGAATCAAATATGTCAGGCATGGTTTACTCTCCAGTAGATTCTTCTTGAGAGATACCCACTGTTTTTAAAATCTGTAGAGCTTCACGAACCATCTTAGCAGTGCTCTTAGTAAGCTCTTTACCTAAATGAAGTTCTCTGACATAGATTTTATCATCCTTTGAGATATAACCTATCTTTTTCTTAGAAGTGATTGAGTATTTATGATAAAGAGATCGCAAAGATTTATCTATCTCAGTACCCTTTTCAATCTTGAGTGAAGTAAGAGGATCAATCTCAAACTCACCTGAATCAGTGCTATTGTCAAACGTTAGTACTAGTGGTTTACCATCAAGATCTTTTAAATTGCTTTTTTCACTAGAAACACCCAAGAAGATCGCATCCTTGCTTCTCTTTAGATCTTTAACCGGTCCAGACTTTTTACCAAATAAAAGAATTGCGATCATGTCAATCGGTTCGACCTTGATCTCTTTTTCTTTAGCAGCTTCTAATAATTCTTGCAACTTCATGATAAAAATCTCCTTTATTCTTTATTTATGCAAATATTATAGAAGTTTACTTTTAGTAGTATAATATCGGAATCAGTAATGTATCTTATGACTGATACCGAACAAGAGATATTTTTATTCAGCACAGGCTAAGCTTGCCGTTGAACTAGAGCGGTGAAACAGCATAGACCGAGCAACGGATAATTTTTAATAAGTCAAGAACAGAGAAATAGCTACATTCACCAGCGTTTCATCTGCAGTGCTACCAACCCACGCGAACAGCGTATCACGGTGATTGAATGCCATTAAACTCCGGAAGTCATGTAATTCTTACAGCTTCATGATAAAAATCTCCTATTCTTTATTAGATCTTATGAAGTGAATAAACTTCTTGTCCACAATCCCAGATCTTTAAGAATCTTTCTTTTTCCATATTTTCAGATTCAGTTAGAGCTTCATCAAAATTATCACCTAAGATCTTTTTTAGATTTTTCTTTTGCGCTGCATACCGTTGGATCACCATATCTTTTTTAACATAAAAGTAACTCGGAGATGATATATGCTGTAGCTCAAATCCTAATTGTTCATAGAACGAACTTTTACCCCACCTACGATCTCGATAAGAAATAATTTCATTGAATTCAAGGTTCTTTAGAACATGATTAAATAGTTTTTTTGCACCACCTACTACTGTAACACCTTTTAATGTAGCAACTCTTAAGAGTTCCAGATCTGCAGTTTTATTAAATCTAGGTCTCCCAAGCGTCATTACCATTGTCAATCGTTCACCAACTTTTAACCCAAACTTATAAGATGATGGAATATATCCTTGTAAGTGGTTTTCAATTAAGAACTCTCGTTCTTCTTTAACAGATAACTTAACAATAGTACACTTTCTAGCACCGATCTTTTGATTTTTTCCCAAAATACTTGAAATTCTAGAATAAACTAAATCTTTCTTTTGATCAAATTCATGCTCAAGAACCTGAATCAACTGAATATTTTTAGCTTCACACGCACTAAGCTTAGTTAGATGGTATGATTTATCCTTGAATTTATCACTAT